GATTTTTCATTACTGCGCCCTCGGTAGGTTTGTTGATATTTCGGCGTCGGTCACTGCCTTAGCNACGCGTAGTTGCGCCTCNGCCTCTAGCTCTTGGCGTCGTATGTCCATTTCCATAATCATNTTCTCGCGCTCCAGCTCAAGCTCGGCCTGCATGCGCTCTCGCTTCAACGCGATTTCGGCCTCGGCTTTTTGCTGTGCAAGTTGCATGTCCATTTGCGCTTTTTGCTGTGCCATCATCAGCGCCGGGTCTTGTTGCGGCTGTTGCTGTGCGGCCTGCTGTTTCTGCATTTCCAGCGTCTGGGCGACAACCTGCGGCGGGTTGAAGAATTGGTCGGCATCCTTAAAGCCGCCAATCTCGGCAATCGAGCGCAACGTGTTTACATATTGCGGCGCTGACACCAGCGGATTATCGGCGCCCAACTGCATCAGGATTTGCTCTTGTTTCGCCGCGATCTGCGTCAGGAACGCGATCTTGGTTTCGTCGTCAGTGGTGCCGAGACCGACCTGCACGATGGTGTCAAACTGCGACTTCCACTCGGCTGGGTTAATCGGCACAAAGCTGTTGTTGAGGCGTAGCATCTTTTCGTTGGTGTCGTGCTTTAGCACAAGCGCCAAGATGCCTTTGAANAGATCCTTCACACCAGTCTCGGCCATTGTGCGCGCGTAACTTTCCAGCTTAATCTGCGCGCCGCGTACTGTCGCGCTGACGGCTGACGCAGTAGACGACTGCAAGCTGTTAGCGTCCAAGCCTTGAGAGGCGCGTGACATCCCGGTGCGCTGTTCTTTTACCGTGTCAAGGTAATCCATAAGCGGGCGTATTTCGTTACCCACAGACGCGCCAGCTAGTGGCTGGATCATGCCCGGTTGGCGAACCCGGATCACACCTCCAGCCTGTGCATCCAATAAATCGTCAAGATTTACGGCCCCCTCGACGGCCGCAATGCGCGGCAGTGTCGACGAATACACGCTGTCCAGATACTGGCGCATCAGCGTAGTCTTGATGACCTGCAAGTCCTCGGTCATGTCGTAGATCGAGCGACCAATCAGCCGGTGTGGCATTAGGATCGGCGACGCAACCGCAAACGGGATATGATCCCACGGCTCGTTGTGCAAAATTTCAGCGCCGTCGGAGCCAATCGCGCAGATGCGGCGACGCTCGGCAATGCCGTCGCCGTCGAAGTCGACGTTCATAATGCACTCGTGATAGATGACCGAGCGCAAAGTCGGGTCAGCCGGATCAACGCCGGTAGCGGCCTCTAAGTCTTGAAAGCGGTTGTTTACTTCGCGGTCAACGTCCAGCTCGTTTTCGCCGGCGTGCTTCTCGACGATGTCGCGGTCGTAACCCATAGCCACAAGCTCGGACACAGTCAGCGACGTGCGGTGCGCCATAAAGTGGGCATCCTCAAGCGACGTCGTGTGACGCGACACCAAAAATTCTTCCGGCGGCACGTTGATGACCTTTATCTCACCCTCGCGCCGTGTGACGCGGACAGTCAGGTCGTACTCGGATCGAAGCGGCATAGTTTCGCCGGTGTCGTCGTTGTAGGCGCTCTCCATCACGGTTTCGGCTTGCTCGACGATTTCGACGTCTGGGTCATTCATTAGCATGACCAGCTCGTCTTCTGACAGGCCGTTGTAGTCTTCCTCGTCTACCTGCTCTTTTTCTTCGTAGAAAAATTTGACGACGCCCATACGAAACAACAGCGCGTCTTTGAAAAACGTGTGCAGTAATTTATAGCCGTCGTTGCGCTGATTGATGATGTAATTGACGTAATCGGACGCTTGCTCGGCGGCCTCGACGTCCTCAGCGGCACGCGGTGCGAAGCGGACGTATTTGTCATTTGACGTAAACACCCGCATCAGGTTGGGCATTATGGCCTCGACGCTATCCGCGACGGTGCTATCGACTACGGCTGACCGACCCTCGACTTCGTTACCTAGCGGCTCACCAAGATAAAAGTCGAGAGCGCGTAGGCGCTCCTCGGTGTATTCGCTGTCAAAGTGGTTTAGCGCGTCGGTGATTTCACCTGACACGATCGAGCCGAGCTGGTAGTCGTCCATTTTAGCCATTTTTCTTCGCACCTTTAACCACGCGTTTCGGCGCGGGTTTTGCTTTTATCGCAGTGCTATTATCGCACACTTCCTTTGTTTCTTCTAGCGGGGGCTGAACGCGGCGTATGCGACCCACTGTCGGGCGACGCACCATCATTGCATTGTCACCTTGCGCACCTTCTTCTTGGCGGCTTTTACTGGTTTTTTAGATTTTATCGTAGAGCCTATTTTTGAGGCAGTCTCGGTGTGTCCGAATGTCGTAGCAACAGTTTTTGGCGGGCGAGGCGTAGCCACGACTTCGACCGGCGGATTTTTACCTTGGATGCAACGCGCCATATTTTCACAACGCCCACGGTATGGGCAAGGATCACATACAATCATTTCTTCCTCTTCTTTCCAGACGCCGTAACCGACCACTTGACCCTTGCTGGGCCGGTCTTCTTTTGCGCCTCTTTTTTGGTCACGCGCTTGGCGACCTTCTTTGGACGACAGGCGGGATAGCCACGCTTCTCACCAGCTTTACGCCCGCAGGGCTTGCCGGTCTTAACGTCGACCCACTTTTCGCCAAACCACTTGCCGAGGCCGCCCTTACTTTTTCTTTTTGCTGGCATTTTTCCTCGGCTTCTTCACACGATTGTCGGGGCCAGACCACGTCCCGCCGCGACGCTTGTACTCTTTTGACGCCCAAGCATTAGCATAGGCGGACGGGTACACGTCAAATTTTTTCCTCGCCTCGGCCTTTACGCGCGACCAAAGCGAGGGATTTTTGGGTTTAGGCGAGGCCATTACTTGCAGTATTTGCCAGTTTTGGTGTTCATGCCCTTGCCTTTGCCGCCTTTGCCTTTTTTACCGTATGCCATTACTTTTTTCTCGCTTTCTTTTTAGCTGTGTCAGATAGCTGACCAAAGTGAAACACCTTTTTGCTGTTACGCGTCATACGCGCGCCAGTCATTATGGTGCCGTCGGTATGTTTGTGAATAGGGCCACGATATTTTGTGCCGTCACGAAAGTAGTGTAGTCCTGCCGCCATTTTCTAACACTTCCATCTGCGTCGAGCCGCTTTGCCGCGTGGGCTAGTCCAGCTCCTCGATCTGGCGCAAAAGCTCTTGCGCCGCTTTGCATCCTTACTGCCCGGCTTTACTTTGCCGGTCACGGGCGCCTTTAACTTTGAGCCGGTGGCTCGGTTGTATTTTGCACGACCCTTGGCCGTAAGTCCACCGCCCTGCTTAACCGACAGCTTCTCGCCGCGACCGACTGACAGGCTTACGTTTTTCTTTTTGCGGGTGGGCATTAATAGTTTTCCCAAATCTCTTTATTAACAAAAATATGCGACACGGTGTCGTCGTAGTGGTCGCCGTTGACAAACTCTCTTGTCATCGTCGTTTTTTTGATGCCGCTATCAACAAACTCGTATGTCGTTATTTCCTGTCTAAAAACATTGTTTTTGTTTTTGGGCAAAAATTCATCACCAAGTTTTTCATTCAGCGAACAAAGTTTTTGCGTAGGCAAGTAGCACAGATGCGCCTTAGTCATTAAAATTTCTCCAACAAACCAACCTCAGTTGGGTAGAACATTTGCGCGGCAGTCGTGTCACCACTAAACGGCGCCGCATAACCAGAATAACCGTAGTCTTTTATAGACTGCTCCAAGTCTTTGCGGAACAGGTTTCTATCAGTAACACCTTCATTCCTAAACAGAGCCAGACTTCTTAACCCAGCAGGGTCAGCCATAACGTCATATATGCCGGAGCCTACGCCTTGATACAAGAAATCAGCGTCCTGAGCTGGGTCAACACGCCTTTCTGGGCGGTTTCCAGCAAAGAAATATGATCTGTCTGGTCTGTTGTAATACCTAATGCTGGCCTTTTCATCAGCCGCATAGTCGCCCATACGAGAGCCAACAAAAGACGGGTCAACCTCAAGCAAGCCGCCTTGATTTGAGTAATGATACAGCGGCATATCGTCCATAACAGTACCGACGTCTGGCGTGTTTATGGAGCGCATATAGTCAGGCATGCCGCCGCCGTATGATGTGTCAATCATCTCTGGCGGTAACAAAACAGCGTTTTGCGGGGCATATTCTCGCTGACTTTGCAAATCCATTATGACGTTGCCAATATCGGCTTTTTCGGCGTCTGTTTTTGCTGACAACAAGCCCTTTTGCGCGTCAGCTATTTTAGTCTCTAAATCAATATTTAGCGGGCTGTAATTTACCAAGCTGTTTTGACCGCGCGTTTCGGATGCCATAGCCATACGAGCCAAAGGCGAGAACATTTGGCTATGAGCGCCATATGCTGTTTCTTCGCCAGCCGCGTCAAACTTATTGCCTCTCACGCCGTGACCAAAATAATCGTGAACAGCGCGGAACATCTCATTTGTGTTTAGACCAGTTTCTGGGTCGATTTCATTAAGAAAATCGTGACGATCACCACCCCTAAACACGTTCAAATTTTTATTTTGAATAACGTCGCGCAACATGCCTATGCTGTTGGTGCCGCCTGTGGACGTCACATAATCCAAGTCGCCACGGTGGTATGTTGTGCCAACCGGTAAGCGATCAAACTGTAACTTTGTTTCTGCGGCTAACTGGCGATATGACTTCTGCAACAAGTCGTCATAATCCTTCGCTTGAACACTCTCAAGCAATGACGGGTATCTCTCTGCATACGCAGAAAAGATTGACGATTTATATTCTGGCGACCCCTTAACAGCCAGCGAAAATGCCCTGCCAATAGCGGCTTGTTTTGCAATGCTAGAGCCTCTGGCGCCGCCACCAGTTTCTGGCATAGCCAAATGCAAATCATACGGCACGCCATTTACAGCGCGAGATATTCTGTCACCTATTTGATACGCTTCATTTAGGTTTGGGTCGTCTAAGATATACCTGATTTCTGACGCAGTAAGTTTATCTCCGCCCGCACTCGTTTCTGCCTCTCCAGAAATTTGCGCTCTTGCTCTGGCGACCGTATCACCGGACTGTCCAGATTTTGCATCATTCGGCGTGACGCTGAGATAGGTGCCGTCGTCTTTGACTGTAAATTTTGGTCTTTTGCCATCAGCTTCTATCCGCTTCAGTATTCCGGTTAATGGTGCCGCGTCTGCTTCAGCTACCTTAGCCACAGATATTGCTTCTGCGGCTCTTTTCGTGTCGCCTGCTTGTTCAGCTACTGCCGCCTCGGCGCGTAATGATTTGGCGTCTCTCGACGCCTTAATCATTTTAGACACATCGACATTCATTTTTGACAATGCTGTCGCTATTTTTACAGGCGCTATAACGGCAGATGACAGCCTACCGGCAAGCTCCGATCCGGTGTCTTTCCTGCTAAACTCAGGGAAAATACTCGCATATGCGTCAATAAGGTAGTCTGATCCAGCAAAAGGGCGACCTGACGACAGTTGTGGCAAATAATCGCCAGCCATAGCGTCTATCGCATCGACGCCCATATAAGCCATATTTGCCAAGTCTGCGGGCGCACCAGCCACATCAAACGGCAAATACATTAGTCCGCGACCAAAATCGCTCATAATGTCCCCAGCAGTACGCGGGCCGCCATACGCGCCCTGCGGGCCTGCCATCATCATGTCGTCGGGGGACAGTAAGCCGTTCATCAAACCACCTCTAAGTGCCGAGCAAGCCCATAGCGGGCTGTTCTGGCTCTTCGGTTAAAATACCAACTTTCTTAAAGCCAAAGGATGGGCGACCAAACTTTGGAGCATCAAAACCAAAAATATTTTGCGGATCTCTCGGCAGGGCGTCTAAACCTATGCCGTAATATCTTCTGTAAAACTCTTCCTCTGACATCGCTGGCATGTCTCTGGAATAATCTAAAGATTGACCAGTGACAGTGCGGGCGGTGTTCGATAATTGTTGCTCCGATAAACCGGCGGATGGGTCATACGGTAGCGCATATTGCGCCTCTTGCGCTATTTCAGAAGACGTCAAGTCGCCAGACCTGACCAGCTCCAAAATATAATCTCTTTGCGTTTTGTTCATGCCAAAGAACGCGTCGCCCAAAACATCGTAGGCAATTTTTTCTGGCGAAATGCTAAATTGATCGGCTTGGCTAGTCTCAAAACCAAACGGGTCGGCGTTGCGCTGTTGCGCCGCCGCTATAACAAAGTCAGTATCTCGGTCAGCCATCAAACCACCCAGCTATTCTTCGGTTTCAGTGTGCGATTGTGATTATAACCCCTTGAGTAGCCGCCAGCAACCGCACCTTGACCGGAGAAGGTCAGCACAAACGCGTCGGCCACGTCGGGGCTTCTTTGGCCGCGACGCTTCATCTCGTCCTTACTCTCGACCTTCAGCTTGCCGGTCGACAGGTATTTGTACCGTATGCCCGACAATTCCGCCATTAGCGTGCCGTCGTCCGGTATGTGGCAGTCTCGCGCCTCAAACCACTCTCTAGCGCCCCAAAACAGCTCGTCGCGTAGCCGGTTAAAGCGATCCTTTAGCGACGCAGTCTCGGATACCGACACAGCGACGGCGGGCATGTCTAGCTCGCGCAGGCGATCCGCCAAGCCCGCGCCCAAGCCAATCGCGTCAATGTATATGGCCTGCGGGCGCATGCTGTACGGTACGGCGTCGTATTCCGATAGCACGATACCGGCCAGCTCCATCAGGTCTTTGTTCTGCCACGTTTTGATCGGCTCAATCAGCACGTTGCCCTGACGCTTCGCCAGTGCAGACCGGTCGCCGCCAAAGCGCGCCACGTCCAAGCCCCAGACGACGGGGGTGGTTGGCCCGGCCTCGACGTCGCGTGTCACCGCGTCCTCGATTAAGTGCAACGGCAACAGCACGTCGTCGGATTGCGTCGGAAACTCGCCCAGAACGCGCACCTTAAACACGTTGCTTTCGGCGCCGTATTTCCCAGACATTTCGTCGATAAATTTGGGGTCAACGTACTCGCCCTCTTCGCACGACACAGTGATGCAGTGCCACTTGTCGCGGTCGCCGTGGAACGCGTCGTAGAAATAGCCGTCGGATCGCGTGGGGTTCCCGCACATGATAATTTTCGCGCCGGGGGTACTTAGCGCGCCCGACGCCGTCTCAAATATCACATTAGGCACGCCGGACGCCTCTTCGACCACAAACAGCATGTGCGGCGAGTGAAAGCCCGCCAAACTCTCAGGGTTCTCGCGCCTCGATGTACGCGCCACGGCAAAACTGTCGGTTGCCCCTTTGAGCGATATTTTGTCCGACTTAAACTCCAGCAGGTCTTTGAACGCTGACGGCATATTTCGCGCCCAGCGGTCTATCTCTGTCCACAGCACGTCGGATAGCTGGTGCGCGCTGTTGGCCGTCACGGCGACCTTGCAGGGATAGTGCGTCATCAGCCACCACAGCACGACCCAGCTCTCAAATGCGGTTTTTCCGACGCCGTGGCCGGATTTTATGGCGACGCGGTCGTTTGCGGCTATCGCGTCTAGGGCTTTTCGTTGCCATTTTTGCGGCGTAGCTTGCAGTACCGTCTCAACGAATAGGGCGGGGTCGGCGCGTAGCGCGGCGATTGCTTCGACGGTGGCGTGGGTGTCAGTCATGCGTCAACTCCGACGGGGGGGGTGTAGGGGTATATATTTTTCTTCCCGCCCCCCGCGTGTGAGCTGACGGGGGGGATAATCAGATTTTGGTTATTTTCTGACAGAAATGCAGAATATGTCGCATAACGTTCATTATGTTTTTTCGGTATATAACAAAAACAATGACTTACAAAGCCTGTGGATAACTTTTTCGTCATTTAGCCTGTTTTGCCTTTTTTTTGTGCATTTTCTTATTAACCGAATTTTGGTTAATTTCATCGCGCGCGCGTAGTTTATCGGGTTGTGTATCTTTGTTGTTTTCAAGCAATTTGTCCTTAGCCGCATCATTTACCTTTGTGAGCAACTCCAGATAGCTACCACCCTTCACCGCCTGCACGTCGACCTGCTGTCTATCGCCGTACATCTTTGGCGTCATCCTCGCCGCCTGCCACTTCAATATGTCAGCCGCAACGCGTGCGCTTGCTGGATCGATCAGGCCAGTCTTGGCCTCGCGCTTGATGTCATCAAGCTCGTCAGCCAAAACCATACCGCGAAACTCAAGCGCCAATCGATACTGCTGTTCAAACTCAGGATCAGCCGCAATGCGTGTCGAGATTGTCACCCAAGCTGGCATCGATGGATCTTTGCAAACCTTACTTACCGGCTCGCCACTGGCGACACGTTCCAAAAACTTGTTCAATACTTCCTGCGGTGTCTTAGCTGACATCGTCATCCTCATCTATGTCGTCATCTTCCAATGTCACAATCAATGTCGGCTTGTCTTCGATGATTAATAACGGTTGCTTGCACAAACTACATACAACCGACTGCATGCCCTCATAAACGAAGCCTCTTGTCTCTTCGCCGCACCAATCGCAGTCGACCGGATTGGTGAAGAAATGCACGACATGCCTCTCGCCAAATTTGATTATGTCAGCCATTCACGTCCACGCACTCTGCCGCACAAGCCATATATCCAGCCGCGTCGACATAGTTGTCGTCGTGATATGGATTAGCTTTAGCGCGAGCCAGCTTGAGCAATGCCATCATTACGCCCACATCATGCGGCTCGATCTTATGCCCCAAGTGCGTCGACCAATACGTCGCAATCGTCGCAAAATTATTTTCCATATCACCGTGATCGTTGGCTCGATCCTTTGTGACTAATTCCTTTGCTGTATCCAAACACTCTGCACGCTTCATTCTGTTTCCTTTACGTCTACCACTTTTAACCCACATACGATGCAATCGTATTTCTTTTTATATCCGTCGTCGCTATGTATCAGCATAAGCGAATGACACCTCGGACAACGCTGTTGCGACAACAGCCGCGCCATTGATCCGTTGCCCGGTTCAATCCTCGACATCGCTTCCCTCGCTCCAAGGCACCGACAGTGTCGCTATCGGCGAATAGCCACGCATCAGCTCGCGCGGCCAGACGTCGATTGTAACACCCGCCTCGCTACGTTGCACGTTTACTGTGAGATTGCGTATGTCGATCCACGTCGACTTACCGAGCAACATATACTCGCGGTCTTTCAGTACGTCGTCGCGCTCATTCTCGTATTCGATCAAAACGGTATCTCGTCATCCAATAATAATTGGTTCTTCGTTATGCTNTCGATCACGGCGCCGGGGAAAACACTCTTCGCCTCGGCCGCTACCTTGTTTTCGTTTAGCCACTTTTCCAGAACCACGCCCACTTCGTCAACGCTAAAAACTTTCATCTCGCGGTTTTCCTGCGCCACCTTGCTCGCCTCATACGCATTGGCCGTAATCGCCANCACCGTACCATCCGGCATACGCCCCTCAATATAATCGCCAGTCAGCGGCTCCGCACCACCCTCGATGGCCGCACGCTCGATAGCGGCGCAACCCCTGAGCGTCACCTCGACCTCATGCTCAACGCCGTCGGTCTTATCGATAGCCGCGTTCAACTTGTCGAGCTGTTCGTAGAACCGGTCACGCAATTCCACCGGCACAAGCCAAGGCAATCTGTCGACACCCCACTTGCGCTCCAGCCGGTTCACCTCATCATCATATTTATGTAACGCCGCCTGCTGACGCTTGAGCGCCCCCTGACTTGGTTGGTAGTACACCTTGTCCGTCTTCGGCTTGCCTCTAGCCACTCGCTTTTTAGCCACCATAATTAACCCCTTTTTTCCTCGTAACGTCCGAGCGTAACGGTGTCCGTCCGGTTCCTAAGGAAAACCGGACAGGACGTGACACCGTCCGCCAACCGTGACAGCGTCCGGCGGACACCGGACATTTTTCGATAACTAATTGTTTTCATTTACTATCCACACCCGATTACCGTCGGACGCCACAATTCTCTTCTCCATTAGCTTGTGACGCGCCTCACCGGCCCTCTGACGCGCTAAATCAGGACATTTTGCCTTATGTGCCTCGTGCCAAAGTGACGACGCGACGGCCTGATTACCCGTCTCGATAATCACGTTCTGTAGCGCCTCAAGCGCCATCTGCTGGTTTACCGTCAGGCCGGTTGACTTGCGCTTTTTCGGCACCTCGTCGCCGTCCAGACGCGTCAGCACAATGGACGACCCGTCGATAAGCGCCACCTCGGTCATCTCAAACACCTGCTCATCTACCGGCTCGGCATCTTTTTGTTTCTCGCACCGCATATATACGAGGTTCTCGTCCTTTGCGACCACCAGAGACGTGTCTACGGCGCCCAGAAGCGCGCTAGAGCCACGCATACCGCGCGTGCTGTCCTTACCGCTGTGGTGAATACCCACCAGCGCACACTTGCAGTGCGCCTTGAGGCTATCCGCCGCCGCCACCCACAGCCCCAGCTCGGTCGCGCTGTTTTCGTCCGCCCCGACCAGCGACCTTGCCACTGTGTCGACAAACACGCACGTCCAGCCATCACCGGCACGGTCGATCGAGCGCATCAACTTTTCGACGTCGCTTTGTTCACGAAAATTCACAGCCACCTGCAAAACGTGAAGATTGTCGCCCACCTGACGGCCGTTGTGCGCTTCCCACGCCTTGAGGCGCTTACCAAGCCCGCCGACGCCCTCGCCGGCGATATACAGCACCTTACCCTGCCGCGTCTGCATGCCCTGCCACGGAATGCCCTCGGCGATAGATAGCGCCATATCCAGCGCGATAAACGACTTACCCGCACCCGGCGCACCATACATGACGCTGAGGCCGTGTTGCGTGATAATGCCGCTATCGCCATCGCCAATCACCCAGTCGATGGGCGGCATGTTGCGTATGTAGCTGGCGCCAACGAAATCGAAGTAATCGCCGTCCGGCTCGCCCGCATTGTCGTTGACTGCCTCAACCTCGACGACTGGAGCCTCACCCAACACCGGTGCCGCCTTGACCTCGTCCAGCATGTCTTCAATATCCCGACCACCGGCCAAATAGTCGACGACGTCGCCCTTGTCGACTAGCCCCGACAGCTCGCAGACTTTGACCGCCGCCGCACCGTCGAAGATATTGGCGACCACCGTGTCGGCGTGAGCGCGCCCCGCCTCGTCGTTGTC